GGATAAATTGGACGCACACGATGCAAAAGAGGCTGCAACAAAAAGGGAGGCGAAAATTCTCGCGAAGGCGCAGGAACTGCAAATACCACAATTCAGAATCGACGAAGGGTTTAACATCGCGCAAGATGCTGATGATAACACCGTAAACGAATATCTGTCAAAGGTGAAACAGAATTTAGTAACCGCAGGGCTTGAAAAGAAACCATCCGGTCAGGGATTGGCCACTTCCGATGACATCGCAAAACAAGAAGCAGAGGAATGGGCAAAGACATTGAAGGATTCAAAAAACAAAGTGAGTTTTTAAGAATTTTCTAAAACTAAATCTAAACAAAAAATGGCAATTAAATTTAATCAGCCAACAAGGTACGAAGGCAGTATTCCTGCGTTTTGGAGGGGCGATGCGAAGGTTGCGCCGGCAGGGTATAAGATATTGCAGACCTTTCCGAAGGGTACGCTAATACGTCGCGGTACGCTGTTAAGCATCGTATTCGGTACTTTAGAGGCTAATGTAGTAAAACGTGCGCAGGTGATAGCCGGAGGAACAACAATTGCGCCATTTGTCACAAAACATCACTATTTTCAGGTTGGAGATATCGTGATGAATGTGAACGGCACGACTGGCGTTACTATTACCGCAATCAATACAAGTGACGATGAACATGATGTGCTTACATTCGATGTAGACCTTACGACTGGCGCATCGCCTGGTGAGCATATTGTAGAAGCTACCGCAGCCGGCGCCAGCGCAGCGGTAAAATTTATTCCGAATATGGTTGCCGGAGAGACTACGCGACCATTGGACGGAGATGACCATGATACAGTATCGGCAGTTTATGATGCTGTTGTACTGCTTGGCTACGTGGCAACTGTTCCTGACGCATGGCTTACGGGCGTTGCGTTGAAGAACAATCCGAATATTATTTTCTTGAAACAGTAAGGAGGTGAATTATGGCAGAAGAATTCAAATATAGTTCGCTGTTTGGCGACTTGACGAAAGAGGTGCAGGTTCGCTTCGATGCAGCTTCAAGGCTTAATAAGCTACTTTATGACAATGTTATTTACCCGCAGTATCTTTCTTGGGACTTTCCGTCAATCGGATTTGATTTTGAGGAGATAAAGGGTAAATACAACATCACTATCGCAGCTGCAACCGTCGACCAGAACTCAAAAGAACCAATTTTGATTACGCACGGACTTGACACAATCAAGGAAACGATACTTACCCACATGATTACGCTTCCGCTTACAATCAATGACCGTCGGAGGATTTATCAACTGATGGACAGCAAAAGGATATCCGATGACACAAAAAGAAGGCAGTTGATTGAGTTGATGTGGGGCACTATCGCAACACCGATGCAGGGAGTTCAGGCAAAATTGGATATTATCTTTTTGCAGGCGCTGTCTAATAAAGGTGTTGCAACACTTGATTCGACTAACAACCCAGAGGGCGGCATAAAAACGACAATCGACTACAACATGCCGGCGTCAAACCAGGCAATAGCTACCGTCCCATGGACGGCTGCAAACCTGTTGACGGTTGACGTATTCGAGGATATTCAAGCTGTCGTTGATGCCGCAAAGGAAAAGGTTGTCTTTGAGAAAATATTGATTACGCCTGCAAGGCTATCTTACATCCTAAAAAGTAAGGTTTTGAAGCAGGTCATTTTCGGTACTGACAAGCAGAACGGCCCGCTTTTGGTGCAAAGGTTGAACGAGTTTATGCAACTTAATGAGTTGCCGTACTTTGAGGTTATGCGCAGGCAGGTTAATATTCAGCATAACGGAAAACTGACGCCTTACAACCCGTGGAATCCGAATAACCTTGTTTTCGTTCCGCCTGGTAATCTCGGCATCATCAAAAATGCCTTTGCCGACGGCGAGTTAGACCCAGAGCCTGGCGTTGCCTACTCTTACTACGGACGCATACAGGTTGCTCAATGGAAGGTTGGCGAAACGCAGAACTCGAAAGGCGTTGAATTTGTCAAGGCAGAAGTTAATGCGCTTCCGGTATTGACGGAGATTGACGGGATATATTCTCTTGAAGTAGAATAGTGCGACGCTATGACGGTCAAAGAATACATAACAAGTAAGTTTCAGCAGTTCGGGATTAAGTTATCGGATGCTGACTTGGCGGATATTTCTGCAAATATGGACATCAATTCCACGCTTACGGACGAAAACAGGAAAAAAGCATACAAGCTACTTGCGGAACACGTAATACCGCAGTTGCTACTTCGCCCGACGTCTGTAAGCGAAAAAGGTTTTACCATTTCGTGGAATATGGACGCGCTGATGAAGTATTACGCATGGTTATGTGAAATGGCCGGAATAGAACCTGTTGGACTGTCTACGATACGCGACATGACTGATATTTGGTAATATGTTTTATACTCCACATAAACTGTTTCTTGTTGCTCATAACTTGATGTTCGAAAACGCGCAAGGTGATCCGATACCAGATTCTGGGTCGGTCACCTCCGTTTTCCTGTGTGATTGTTTTCTGCACGATGTAAGCACGCAAATAAGAGAAGGTTATGCCGGTAAAGGCATCGAGGTAAATTATTACGTGAATATTGACCGCAGAGACGATTTGGAGATTGGGCAGGAGATACTTGTGTGCGAGTTCGATAGCAACGGAATGACTGTTAGAGGCAGTGGAAAGATAGTCGATATTCAGTCAACAAGCGGGATGCAGTTTGGCGGAGTTCCCGAATATACAACAATATTTATATGATTTCTGGCAATGAAATAAAAAACATTCTTCTTGACATTGTTAAGAATGATGCGTTTTTAGGACAGATACCTGAAATCGTTAAAGACAAACACGCGCCGGTAAAGGAAGGTCAGGTAGGCGAAAGGATTGTTTTGGTTATCCCCGGCGGCGTAGATAATGGGCAGTTGTCAAAGTCATTTCCGCGCGTATGTATTTATGTGCCGGACGTATATTGGGAAAATTCGCATTATCGGCCAGACACCGGCAGATTGACAGAGTTGGAAAACTACTGTATCAGTCAGTACAGAAGCTCCATTTATGGAAAGTACAATGACGATGTTTACCTGTTCGGGATAGATACTGTCACGACGGAAGAAGATAGCGAGACATGGTCGCATGTTTTGAATGTAAGATTACGATTTGATGTAGTAAACACTAAATTATGACAAAAAAATGAAAACAATAGCAAGTATTCAACAAATTTTTTACGCAGAGCCCATGACTGCAGCTCCGTTGAGCGGTGCAGCAGTGAAGGCAATTTTGAACGACTCGTCGACTAAACAGATTAACAACGTACACTCAAAGACTTGGGCGTATGAAGAGCAGGAAGGGACTAATACTCCATTCATCAACCAGCTGAACGGGCAGACATATTATAACGACACCCAGCCGGGAACGAGGGCGATAAACTTTACGATTGGGCAGTACGAGTATGAAACAAAAGCCGACTTGCAGGGAGGTACTGCTACGTCAACAAGCTGGAAAGCGCCGACGAATCAGGGCATAATTAATAAATGCTTTATTGGCCGAACGAAGGATGACACGTATGTCGTATTTCCGAAGGCGCAGATAAGTTGCCGTACCGGAATGGTAGAATCTACCCTTATGGGGTTGATGCTTACTGCCACTCCAATAGAAACCGGCATAACGGGGCTGGAAACAGAAGCTTGGTTTGACGCCTCCGAAGTTGCATAATATTTTTATCTGAGGGGCAAGCGTAACTGTTTGCCCCTCTTTAAAATTTGCATGTATGGATAACTTCTCCGAATATGTATCGGATTCACTGACGGGCAATAAGCGGGAGGTGGTAGTTATGAATGAGAAATACTACACCCTGAAACCGCCGAAAACTAAACTTTTGGCCAAGATGCTAAAGCCATTGTCGCACTTGCAGGTTGGAGAGTTTAAAGATAAATCAGATGTGCCGGTTTTGCTTAAACGGTCAACCGAACAATACCATTATGCAGATGAATTTATAGCGTTATGTATACTTGGCGACAATGTGTTTGGTTGGTTCTCGCGGGTCAGGTTGTGGCGGCTAAAGCGGTTACTGTCGTTTGCTTCGGACGCAGAAAGGTATGATGCGATTAATAAGATCGTGAATCTTATTATCCCGTCCTATTTTTTCGCCTACTGCCGGTTAGCGATGGAACTGACCGGCGCAATGGCAACAAAACAAGAATCATAGGCGGTAAAACGCTAATCGGGCAAATCGCCGGCATGGTTGAGAATCTGAAAATGTCGTATAGCGAAGTTATGAATACCGAATATAGCCTTCTTTTGATGATGCAGCACGATAAGCCGCATGTTGATTATAACTCGGAGGAGGTTGAAAGAATTTCAGGCAAGGAGATGTTGAAGCGTAAACGCAAGCAAGATGGTAAGGTTTAATGTTGATTTTAGCGGGTTTGATTCGATTATCAAGGAAGCTGATAAGGTCATAATCGATCAGACAATACAAATCTTGACGAATATTGGCGAGCGGTATATCAACGAAGGGCGTGAAAGCGGAACGTATACGGACAGAACAGGCAATCTTCGCAATGCTCATTCTTATATCATCAACAAAGACGGCGATCGTATTGCCGGCGTGACGGGCAGGCCTGAAACACTACAAATGTTCGAGAGTATGAAAACAAGTATCGGTATACAATTGATAGTCGGGGACGGCATGAATTATGCCTCATTCGTCGAAGGAAGGGGATATAATGTAAGCACATCCGGCTTTATGCAGGTCGAGAGAGAGATAAGGGAAAAATTTAAAGTTGTTTGATATGGCAGGTTTATCATTTGACGTTACCGCAAAATTTGAGCAATTGGAGAAACTCAAAAGGGAGTTTTCCGAATTGAAGGTTAAGGTAGAGGAATTTTATCGTGCCGGGAATAATGCGGATGCGTCTAAAATGGAAACCTCTATGCGCAAGCAGAAGAAAGAAATTGAAGGACTTGAAAAGACGCTTGCGCCCTGTATCTATCAATATCAAAAATTAAGCGAACAAAGCAAAAAGACGTTTGAAGAACTGTCGAAGGCTACCGCTCTGCAATCGATAACCGAACAAATAGAGATACAAAAAAGGGTTATCGCAGACCTTGAAAGGCAATACGAATCATACAAAAACACAGTACAGAACACCGTAAGACTTAATCCGACCGCC